AAAAAGGGCAGGGGGGGTGACTAATCACCGCTTCCCCGGGACCACACAGGGAGGGCCACGCCCTCCCACACCAGGAGGCTTTCACCCCCACGACGTCAACCGGCGCCGAGAATAACACGGCGCACCCCAAGGGCCAGACCACCCAGGGCTCGATCACTCGAACCAATCTCCGTACACTTGCTCTGTAGACTCGACGGCAGGTGCAGTTTCAACGACCAACTGCACCGACGACATCTCCAGCTCAAGTTGCACTTGTTCATAGGGCGTCACACCAAACGCCCTATGAAAGCTCTGTCGGGAGAGAGGATCGGGCTCACGAGCCCGGCTGCCGACACGGGCAAAGTCAACACCGAGTACCTGATAGTCGCGTAACGCGTCCCATCGCACACGGTGCACCTCATCCGTCAACGACAGAAGCCGATTTGTCCAAGCCCAGAGAACAGGCACCCCATGGGCAAGAGAGGCCTCGCACAAGGCGACACCCCTGGTCCACTCAAGAGCGAACCGCGGTTCGAGAAGATGGACGTGTGACGCAATCCCGTGGGAAATGACCTTGCGCCACTCGCGAACCATCGTCCAACCGCCCTCACACCAAACAGGGGCCGACTGGCCAAACCTGACACCCTCGAGGTAATCCACCGGAGACTCCAGGGTCATCTCATGACCCGAAACCTTGAGAGCCGTGGCAGCGAATACCGGGACGACCCGAAGCATGTCGGCCCTTCTGAGAAAGAGGAGTGCATTGTCGCCATCGACGAGTGTGTCCCAGACAGAAAGGCCTAGAGAGGACATACACCCGACGACGACAGCCAACATGACAAGGGAGTTACCCATGCCAGTGTTGAAATCCCCACTTGCTCGACCTGCTTCGCGAGAGAACCGCACACCACAGCTAGTGACCCCAAAGTTACGCAACTGGTGATTCAGTACACGCCGCAAGTCCCCGTCACCAGGGTAGGCGGTGGCGTATACCAGGTGTTCCTGAACCAGTTGCCAGAGATCCAGATGGGCCTCGAAAGCTTTCCCATCAACTTCCATCACCACGCAATCGGGCACCTCGTAAAACTTACGAGCTATCAGGTTTGCCCTCTGACGTGGCGACAACCCCTTCGCCACAACTCTGGAGTTTCCGGCACCGGAGAACGCCGACCGACGTAGGTTTCCCCACAGCCAGTGCTCGAACGGCTTCAGCCAAGACGCCAAGCATAGGTTGTACCTAGGTGACCTCGGAAAAATCATCCTAGGCTTCGCCAACGAACCTATGTGGCGCTTCTCAGCCTTCAAGAACGCTCTCAACTTGTAATCCGACGAGATCAACGGACCATCAAGCATCAAAGAACGTTCCGCCTCAAGGTACCTCCTGCGCATAGCACCCGTGTAAGAATGCGCAGTCTCCAGATAGTCCCATCTTGACCCGCCATATCGGGTGACAACCCTCCTAATGCAAGCAAAGGCACCCAGGACAGGTTGGCGGTCACCCACAGCCGAGCCGGGCGT